ATAGTATCTTTAGTAGTTATAAACTTCTCCCAAATTATATCATTATTAATGATAACAGGGATAGAATCTAAAGTTGTGATTCTGATAGTATCACCTGTCTCTTCACAGGTATATCCTTTCTTAATTGCCTTATTAAGATGGTATTGTGCAGAGCAGCTGCTGAGTAGTAGTATTATAGCTAAGTATCTCATCATTCTTTTATTTCAAAGTGCATCCAATCGTAGTTTTTCTCTACTCCCAAAGATATAAAACCATGCTTGTAGAAAATATCTATCATAGCTTTGTATTCAGGTCTTGCAAATCTAGCAGTTTTCGCTGATTCTTTGAGTAGATTTCTAGCAGGATCTAAGTCTATTGCAATACCCCATGAGTGCATGGATAATGCTGTACCTCCCCTCATCTTTCTATAGTTAAAGCATCCACCGAATAAATCTATCCCTAACTCCTTAATCTTATCATATCCATAGGTAGCTAGAAGCTCATTGAATACAGCTGTAAAATTATCAGCTACTAACTTATGACACATCATAGAATTGACAGTGCTGTCTAAGTCCCAAGCTATTCTCATTGGATATGGTAGCTTAATCTTTACTAAGTATCCTGCACCTGTTACATTAGCAGTACCGTATTTAGATGTAAGTTCCCATCTAGTCATTTCAATTTGTTTAGATTATCTTTAACTTCCTTAGCTCTAGCAAATAGTAACTTCATTGACTGCCATAGGTCTATCCCTTTGACTACTTTATAATTCTCATTGATAGACATCACCTCTATAGAAGCTAGGACCAATGCCACTACTTTAGTAAGCATGAATGGTACAGTAAAGAAAGTGAGGATGATATCATTTAGTATGAATTGGTCTATTAAAAAGAACATAATCACAGTAACTTCATAGAGTGCTAACTTGCTGATTATAGATGAGAGCTTTCTGCTAGTTATTTTATCCCCTATCTTCTTAGCTTTCCATATACCTGTGATAGTATCAATAGATATTAATACTCCTATCATTATCAGGATGCCACTTATTGGTAAAAAGAATGCAAAGCATATAGAGATAAGAGTCAAAAGTTTGGATTGTATTGATATTAGTAGTAGTGATAGTTGTGCTTTCATTCCTCTCCCTCCCATTGTAATGCTAGAATAAAACTCAAATAGCTTATCACTGTAGCTCCTGCTAACTTAAGATATATAGCAGGCTCACATACTAATGCTATGCCTGTTAAGTATCCTGTACTGAATACTATAATTGATAAGACTCCTGAGTGCTTCATATTATTAAGATTGAATTGTTGTAACCATTGTTACCTGCACCTCCACATAGACCATTACACTCTAGTAAGCCATTAGATAGACAGCTACATCCATCAATCATAGGTCTAAGGTCAGTATCTCGGTTAGTTGTACCGGTGAATATTGGATACAAAGCTCTATTTTTAAGTAGGTATCTTATCAATCTCTGCTCAAAAAACGAGGCTTTCTGTGCATAGTGTTCCATACTGAATGCTATAGTACCTCTATCTACTGATGAGCTGTTATCTCCGAACTGAGTCTGTAGACCTTTATTCTTTAGCTGTAGAGATAGACCAAATACAGCATCTTCTGCTGCTCTCCATGCTATAATTGGCTGTATAAATGTTACTAAAGTCTCTTCATCAGGATCTAATGTTTGATCATTGTACTTAGTTAGCAAGTCATTATAGAATGTAGTACCTAAGATAGGCATGATTCTCAGTTGAGCTTGAGTAGCTAGGTAGGGAGTAACATTGTTTACATCTACATTAGCTGTGATGGGTGTGTTATTCTTTAAGTAAGTTTCTGTTATAAAGTATAGCATTATAGTATAGGTGTTTGTGCAATTTGTGATTTGCTTTTATCTCCTCCAGGTACAGGAGGTAGTGATGCTAAGGCTCTAATCTCATTCTCAGTCATAGTCTCAAGTACTTTAGTAGCTACCAAAGGTGATAGACTATTAAGTGCATCATTAGTCTTAGAGGTATCTCCCTCAAGCTCTACAATAGCCTCGTTAATTATCTGATAGTTATTGATAGTGAAATCTGCATCAATCTTAGCTATGAATAGTAGCTCATTAAAGATGTCAGATACCATATCTCTCAATGGCATTACTACATTTTTCTCAAATATGATGTAAGCCTGCTTAATATCTGAGCCATTACCTAGTGAGCCTGTAGTACGGATTCCCATAAGTATAGGATCTATAGTGTGAGAGAAACATATCTGCTCAGTATTCAGCTGTGATGCCTCTTGAAATAGACTATCATTACCATTGGTAGGCAGTGACTCTATCTTAGGCAGTTGGTCTGCTGAGTTAGCAAAGAATGCTACAGCTTTACCTGCATTAGCAGCACCTTTCAATCTATCAATAGTATTTCTTATCATGTTCTTCTCCTCCTCAGACTGAGGTCTTTTAGGGAACATCATAGCAAAGCTAGGAAATACTGAATTTTGGATATTACTTTTAGCAAAGTAGCTAAGTTCACCTGATAAGAATGCAAAGTTTAGAGCTGAGGTGTAGGTAGGTAGTGGATAATAATCCTGACCAATACTCTCAACCTCATATACAAATAACTGCTCATAGTCTCTACAGGTAGGAGTATATCTTTTTATCTCCTGTACTCCAATCCTACTAGACCAATCATCACAAATATAGTATCTCTTTCTATCTAAGTTTACTCTAAGTTTCTCAGGGGATAAATTGACAATCTTTGTGAGCTTCATCTTATCATCAAAACATAGCTTAAAATATACTCTATTATGTAGAATAAGTTGCTGAGTTACTGCAGGGACTACCTTTTTTATGTTTAATTTTCTTTCTAATGTGTATAGCTCTAGCTTATCCTGAGGTGTAAGTCTATCAGCTACTATATTAAATCCACCTCCTACAGCTGCATTCACTTTATATCCCACTATTGAGCCATGTAATGGACTGCTATAGAATATCTGATTGAGTAGCTCAGGGAATAGGTTATCCTGCCCGAATGGAATGTATCCATTAGTCTGATTCCTACCATTTACATAGGGTAGAGTTAGATTTGCACCTCCCACCTTTAGGAATGGAGTAGAAAATGATTGATATCCCTCTACTATTTCATGCTTTACTGTTTTAAAAAAATCTTTTAATGCCATAATTACTCATAAATTGATGATACTATTGGTCCTGATACTACCATCCTGCCCTCTTCAATCACTACTCCTGTAGAGTTAGCAATAGTTGGAGGTGTGGTACTTGACTCATAGATGCTGTATGTATACTGTCCTTTGATTAGCTCCAAATCTACAGGCTCATCCAATAAAAATTGATTGAATCTTTCAGGATAAGCTGATAGATCAGCAGTGTAGAATGTAATAGGTGCAGACAGCTTGTCCATTTCATTCTGAAAAACAAATAAATAATAAGGAGTAGGCAGTGTACTTACCTCAGTGAGTGTAAGGATAATCTGATTGACCTCATCTTTTTTAATGTATATCATATAACTATATTATACTAAGGTCAAAAAATGTTTAAAAAAAAAGCTCTACAATGTGCAGAGCTTTAATTATTAGTGTGTTAAGATTACGATTGTTGAGGTGCTGGAAAGTCTGTTGGACCTGTACCAGCTGTAATCACTGTACTAAGTATTTCATAACTTAAATGCTCAGCTTCCGCTAAAAGTGTAACGGAATATTTACTGCCATCAGCACGAGCTGTACCTGATCCCTCACCTGTTGCAGTAAGTTGTACATTCTCAAAGTACCAATACTTGTCATTTGCATCCTGGATAAATACAGCTAAATATTGCTGTCCTGCACCAAGTACATGGATAGCCTCTGACTTGTCCTTATCTCTACGATTGAACATTAAAGTAATAGTCTGAGTAACAAAGCTAGAACCATTGATTAGGTCTATTGCAGTATCTTCAGTATAGTTACCTGTATTTCTATTGATTGCATAAACAGCAGCAGGATTAGTTAATGTTAATGCAGTTACTTCCCATGTACCGACTGCAGTCACCTCATCTTGTGGTGCTATCCATACTGTTTTTATTCCTCCTGTATTATTATCACAGGTTTTTGCGATTGATTGTAATGCTTCACAGCTCATTGTATATGTTTTAAGTAAAGGGAGCTTGCACTCCCTTAGATTTATAAATTAGTTAATTAAGATGCAGAGTTGTAGAATACAATCTCATTACCATTAACATGAGTAAATCCTACTTTCATATTTGCACGAGTTCTGATAACAGGCTCAGCAATAGTATCAGCTAAATTTACAGCTCGTAATGCTTTACCATCACCCTCTGCATCAAAAGCATAAATGAAATTAGAACGAGGTGAAGCTACGATTGTAGACTTGCTAAGCATTCCAGGACAAAGTACCATCTTAATACCTAAGTAAGTAAAGTCTAATGCTTGAGTTAAGTTAGCTTGAGTATTTGATGCAGCAACAGCAGCACGATAAGCAGTAGCTACAGGTGCAGATACATACAATCTTAACTCCTCTTGATTAGCAATTACAGCAGCAGGAATTGCAGCATAAACTAGAGCTAATTTAGCAAGTACATTTGATGGTGTAATAGCTACAGGAGATGCAATATCAATTACATTAGCAGCATCAGCTACTAAAGACTTCTTATATCCATCACATAAAGCTAGTGCAGCAGTACCTGAATCAGTATCACCTGACCAACGTAACTTCTCTACATTCTCAGCAATAGTTTTTGCCATCTCATTCCAATAGTAATCCATAAAAGATGCAACAGTGAAATCACCATTAGATCCTTTAGTCATTTGTAATGATACGAAAGACTGCTCTAGGTCAAATTGACAAATTTGAGCCATTGCAGATAGAGAACATACATCAATTTCTACAGATGCAAGGTCATCAGTTGATGCATTGAATCCACAGTTCTCAGCTTGTAAAACTTGACCAAATACTACATTTGAAATTTTAGTCTTATACTTTACTCCTGGTAGTGTACGGTAGTTGTCTACTACTTCCTCATTTAAATAAGCTCGGCTATAAAAAGCCTCACTGTTTGCTTGTAATAATGCACTATTGTCAATATCCAAGTTGAATCTTAATTTTCTACTCATTTTTTTTGTTTTTTATTTAGTTATTATTGTTTAAAAATTTACTTACCATGTTAAACTTGTCATGCTGTGTAAGTTTAGTAGCTACTACTTCCTCAGTAGCAACATCTTCAGCCATCACTTCCTCCATGTGATTTCTTAAATCAGCTATCATTGCTATAATAGCATTGATTTGCTCATCAATTACAGGTTGTACTATAGCCAAAATAGCTTCAGCATCAGCAGCAGGATCAATAGCCATCTCTTCTGTGGCA